CCGATATAAATCTCATAAATACTTATACAAATATTGTAAATAATATATTTGATTATAAAGCTGTGTTCAAAAAAATAAGAGAAGTAAATGGTGTTTTTAGAGTAGAAATACATAATAAAATGCTTTGGTATTTTTTTAAACATATAGGAATGATGGATAAAACAGCATCTGAAAAATGTATTCCTGATATTATAAAAAAGGCAAATAAAGAATGTTTTTGTTATTTTATAAAAGGTTTAATGGATACAGATGGTTGTTGCTATACTATAAATAATAAAAAATATAAGTCATGTACCATTGAATATACCTCTGTTAGTAATAAATTATGTAAAGAATTACAGGGTGTTTTATTAAACATTGGTATTTTTTCGGTCATCAGGATTAAGGATTTTGCCCATAAAATAAAATTTCCTGGAAGATGTAAAACGTCCAATTGTAAAGAATGTTATGCTTTAAGAATAACAGGAATTGATAATATAAAGAAATTTAAGGAATGTATTGGTTTTGCTTTGGATAGAAAACAATTAAAACTAGATGATTATTTACATAATATAAAAAAAGAATGTGATTTTAGTAATGTTGTTCCTAATACACGAGAGCTTGTAAGAAGACTTGCTGTAATGTGCCAAACACACATCAAATCAAAAGTATCACATCTATCTTTAGATTATTATACAAACAAATATAAAAAATATAGACAAACAGATTTTTGTGTTTTTAAAATAAAACAATTGCTTGAATATGCTGATGAAATAAATTTTAAAAACGATGACTATATTAAATTAAAAAAAATTATTGATTTAGATTTACATTTTGTAAAAATGGTTGAATCTTATTATTTTTTTGCTTCTACAATAGATGTTGAAGTTGAAAAAGAATCTTGTTATTGGGCAAATGGTTTTATAAACCACAATTCAAAAACTATTTTTTCTGAAATTGAAAGAATGTATTCTAAATCTACAATATTACGGGATGCTTGCGCAAAAAAACCAGTTCGTGGTTCAGATACCTGTTATCTTAGATTTAAATCTGTAGGTGGTGTGAATAGTTCATATATAGAGGCACTACCTTTAGGTATTGATGGTTCTAAAATTAGAGGGTCTCGTTTTTATTTATTGTGTGTTGATGAGTTGGCACAAGTTCCAGATAAAATTGTAGATTTGGTATTGAGACCGATGACAGCCACTGTTTTAGAACCAATGGAAAATGTAAGAAAGTTAGAAAAACAAAAAAAATTGATAGAATCAGGGTTGGCCATAGAAGATGATTTTGATAGCGATTCAATAAATAAAATAATTATGACTTCTTCTGGATTTTATAAATTTAATCATATGTGGAGACGTATGATGGATTATTGGAAACAGATGGATGTTCATAAAGAAAAATCTAGTTATATAGTGTGGCAAATACCATATACAGATTTGCCAGAGGGATTTCTAGATAGAAATAATGTTGAAGAAGCTAAACGTGTTATGTCTGATCATGAATTTAAAATGGAATATGAAGCTAAAATGATATCTGATTCAGAAGGATTTTTTAAAGCCTCATTATTAGAAAGTTGTACATTAGGAAGTGGTTTTACCATAGAAACTAATGGAACTGTTGGTTATAATTATATACTTGGCATAGATCCTAGTCAAGGAGGAAACGCTAGTTGTGGTATTGTTGTTTTAAAAATGGGTAAACAAAATAAAATTGTTAATATTCTGGAATTGAAAAAGAAAACTACCCAAGAATTAACTAATATTATACAATCATTGTGTGATTCTTATAATATAATAAGATTATTTATGGATAAAGGCGGCGGCGGAAAAGCTATAATGGATTTATTGGAAGAGGGATACGATGGGCATGAGCCTATAATTGATAGAGGTGATGTTGATAAGTTATTATTAAAAGGAAGACACATTTTAGAAATAGTTAATTTTAATCCTAATTGGATATCTGATGCTAATTTTACAACCTTATCTATGTTAGAAGATAAAAGTATTATTTTTCCTGAGCCACCACTAACATCAATAGATATTTTGGAAGAGCTTTATATAAATGTTAGAAAATTAAAAGGGCAAATGTTAAACATAGTAGTTACTCAAACACAAGGTGGTGCTTTGCATTTTGATACTCCAAAAAAAGGACAAAATAAAGATTTATATTCAGCTTTAATATTAGCTGCTCATGGTGCTAGGTTGGTATCCAAAGAGTTGGAGGAAGAAGCTGCTCCAATATTACACAATGATTCAGGTTTTGTGAGAGAGCATTCCCCAAACGCAACTTGGAATTTATTGACTTCTATTTCTAAAGATAATAAATCATATTTTACAGCATCATCTGATACATCTGCTGCAATATTAAAAGGTAAAAGAAGAATTAAATAATTAACTAACCTTTTGTTTATTAGATATATTTTTAAAGTATTATAAATAATTTGATTTTTGTAACATCTGAGGAGGATATAAATGAGTGGAGATATAGATTTTATAGCAACAAATTGGTGGAATCTTATAGAAACTCCTTTATCTGGTACTAATTGTTGGCAAATGGATTATACTAGACATAGAAGTGGCCCTTTGCCTTATGCTTCTCCAGACGAATTAATTGGTAAAAAAGATTACCAAAAATACATTTTAACTACATCTGATCCCACAACAGTTTCAGGAGATGCAGGAAGTATATTAATATAAGAGGTTTTTTATAATGACTAGTAAAAAAATTAATGATATAACAGCTGATTTAAAAAAAAAATATCCTGAGTTGGGATTAAAAGCTTTGGAAATAGATAAAGACAAGGGAACTTCTGTTTTTTATCTGGAGCCAAAAGCCAAAACATTGGCTTTTTTAGAAAAAGGGGGAGTAATACCAAAAACAAGATCAGCTAGTGCGTCGGTAATAACTAGAACTACATTAGATAGAACTTTTTTGGATTTAGCAAAAAAAGATCCTATGTCTATGGCAGCTAGTGATGTTTTTAAAGCAGCTATTACTTATTATTATACAGATCCTCTGGTAGGTTCTACTATTAATTTATTAAGTAATTTAGCATGTAAAGGTTTTGAGAATGATATAGATGATGATGATATTCGTTATTTTTTTGATATGTGGGCTTTTGATGTTAAATTTTTAGAAATATTAGAATGGATCTTTTTAGATTTTTTTAAAACTGGACATGTAACTACATATAAGGTTTTAGCTAATTATCAACCTAGAGTTTCTTATATTTCTCCAATTCCTGGAAAAAAAATTAAAAAAGTTGATAAAGTAAGTAGTGATTTGGCAGCTAAGAAAAAAATATGGTCTAAAAATAGCTTACCAGCTGCTTACACTGTATTAAATCCACTGCTTGTTAATATAGAAGGAAATTTACTTTTTGATAAAGTTAATGTATCTTTAAAACCACCCGATGAATTAAAAAAACTGATTTCTAAAAAACCAGGAGATTTAACTATTGAAGAAAAGGATTTAATAAAATTGTTGCCTGCTGATTTTAGGGCTGCTATAAAAGAAGGAAAAGATTATATATTAGATTCTAGGTTGGTAGGATTTATAACATATAAAAAGATGCCTTATGAAAGATATGCTAAACCTAGAATTTTTAGAATATTTGATTCATTAGAATATAAAAAAAGTTTAAAAGATGCAGATATTAGTACTTTAGATGGTATAACAAATTATATATTAAAGATAACTATAGGAAATGATGAATATCCAGTTACTTCTCAGACTGAATTATCAGCGGTGGCAGAATTATTTAATACGCCTGGAAAATCGTTCGACGTGATATGGAATCATACTCTTAAGGTTGAAAAGATAGTATCTCCAGAAATAGGTACTATTTTAGGGCAAGAAAAGTATAAACAAGTGAATGAAGATTTAACAGGCGGTCTAGCTATTTCTAGAGCTTTAATAGATGGGGCATCTGATTTAAGTGTTGCTACAGCTCAGCTCTTAATAAAAGGTTTGCAAGAAGAAATATCCTATGCTAGAAATCAAGTAACTCGTTGGATATATAATGAATATAGACAAATAGCCGAAGCTATGAAATTTGATAGATTTCCTAAGATTAGATGGGATGATAGTGTACTTAGAGATACTATAATGTATATGGGTATATTATCTCAATTAGTGGATAGAAGAATGCTAAGTTATAGAACTGCATTGGAAGAATTAGGATTTGACTATTCTACTGAGTTGTCTACTATGGAAAAAGAATTTCCGCTTGTAAAATCTGGTATATTTGGAATAATAGGATCTCCATGGCAAAAAGCTAAAACACAACCAACTCAAGGTGGTCCTATTGGAGCGCCATCTGATGGTAGGCCTAAAGGCAAACCAGCAAAAACTAAACAACCACAAACACCTACTAAAAAAAATCAAACTAAATTAAAAAAGACTACTAATCCACAAAAAACTACTGATCAAAAAGTAGCATCTTTAGAATCTGACGATATAGAATTAGATAATACTGAAAACGATGAGTGACTTTGGTATAATATATAAAGTTACTAATTTGATAAATAATAAAATTTATATTGGACAAACTACTGGTAGTTTAGAAAAAAGAAAAATTAAACATATAAGCTGTGCTAAATTAAATAGTAATATTTATTTTCATAAAGCTCTGAATAAGTATGGTATAGGTTCTTTTGATTGGGAAATTTTGGAAAATTGTGAATTTAAAGAAGAACTAGATGAAATGGAGTTTCATTATATAAAACAATATAATTCTATGGTCCCTAATGGCTACAATTTAACATTAGGTGGAGAAGGAAGTTTAAATAGAAGGCAATCAGAAGAAACAAAAAGAAAGATATCAATTTCAAAAACTGGTAAAAAATTAAGTATGGATCATAGAAAAAAATTTTCGATGATGAGAAGTGGCGTAAAGAAGTCGAAAATACATATAGATAATGTAGCGTTGGCTAAAAGTCTTTATTGGAAAATAACTTTTCCATCTGGAGAAGAAAGTATTATAAAGAATTTAAGTAATTTTTGTAGGCAGCATAATATAAGTGATCGGGGAATGTGGCTGGTTGCAAATGGTTTTAGGACGCATCACAAAGGATATAGATGCAAAAAATTAGGTAAGATATAAACAATATGTATTTTAAAAAAAACGACATTATGTTTTATTAGATATGGGGGTAATAATTATGAATGATACTAGAAAGTTTTTTCTAGAGGCAGATATTAAAATAGAAGAAGAGACTGATAATTTAAAAAAAGCTGTTGCGGCTGCTATAAATCTTCCAAATGTTAATGAAAAACAGCCAGATTTATTGTATTTTTCTGCTGTTTTTGTATCCACAGGTACAAATTTAAATATGGCTCATTTTTTACCTTCAGAACTGATAAAAGCAGCCGATACTGTCGTAAGTAAAGCTTTAGATGTAGAGCATAAAGAAGGAGAAATTATAGGTCATATTTATGATAGTGTTTTCATAGATTCTGCTGGTAATAAATTAGATGTACTTTTGTTAAAAGAAAAAGAGGAATCTGATTTAAATTCAGAATTAAAAAATATGCATATTATAATTGCTGGGGTAGTTTATAAAAATAGATTTCCTGGTTTAGCGAAAGAAATGGCTAATAATGAATGGAAAGTTTCTATGGAATGTTATTATGGGGATTATGATATTAAAATAGGGGATGTAATATTAACCAGAAAAGAAGCCGAAGTGCTCGGGCTTGCTCATGATGATAGACTTTTTGGTAAATTGGTTAAAATTTTAAAAGAGGGCAAAGAAAAAACTAGTGGAGCTGTGGAGAGAGTATTAAGAAATATTATATTTTCTGGTTGTGGTATTGTTAAGAATCCTGCCAATCCACCATCGGTTATTTTAGAAACAGCTAATAAAAAAGATGATGAAAAAGAGGCTATTAAAGATATTATAGTATTAGATTATGATAAGTTGGAAAAAGAATTTAATTCAGTTAATAATCCAATTCTTGATAATAATAAAGTAACCTCTGATAGTATAGAGAATAATAATATTGTAATTACAAGTACTAATAGTGAGGATTCAGAATTAGAATACGATGATTCTGTTGGTATTTGTGTAAGTTTTAAGAAAAAAATTTTTTCGGAACAAACAGTAGGCCCCAATAT